CTGCTACGGATTTGGTCGATCCTTTGCAGCATTAATAGTATTTATCGTTTGTAAAGAAAAGAGTAGACTTAGCCGTAAATAAGGCTTTGAATTAGACTTTCGTCTTCCATATCTGCTATACTGACGTTTTCAAACTCACCAGCTGATGTTATCCAATCAGTTCCGTTCCAAGATTCCATTTCCCCGTTATCTGTGTTTATTCTAGTAAATCCTATTTCCGGACTACTTGGACGTTCTAGCTCAGTACCAGGAGGCATTAGAATAGCGCCTGGCCCTGCAAACTGCCAATATCCGTCATCACTGTTTGAAAGTAGTAAAACTTCGTCTGGCACTGTGTTTAGTATGCTGTTACCGCTAATTGTAATTCCTTCTATAACTACATCTCCGTTGCCGTCGGGGCGTAATTCTAGATCACTGTTGCTTATATTTGTTTGAATTGTGTTATTTTCAAGATTAATATCTTCGACTTGCAAACTGTGAAGGTTAACACCGTCACTGTCAAAACTTCCTAATAGTGCATTGTTTACTTTTAGAAGAAGTGTGTTGTTTGTTGGATGAGCTGTTACATTTGTTTTTAGATCATCTGAATATACGCCTCCTAAAGCAACACTTGAATTAACATAAAGTTCAAATACATTACTAGTCGTGTTGAATCTTATGTCTCCTTGATTTTGACTACGTTCTGCACTTGTGCCTCTAGGAAGTAAAATTGCACCAGTACCGTTTATTGTAAGATCTTGTGTGACATTTAAAACTATATCATTCGTATCAGAAAATAAAGTATTTTCTTTAATTTTTATGTCATCAAAGGTTACATTTCCTGTTCCTGCATATCTTAATTCTATATCGCTGTTGCTGTCTACAGTTTCAATTACATTATCATAAATTTTTAAATTTCCTGTGTCAAAATCTGCGGCAGTATTTTGTAAATTTAAATCTCCACTTGTAGTAGTACCTAACACAGTAATATTATTGTCTATGTTTAGATTTGTAGGTATTTGGATATTTCCTGTACCAGATGCTCTTATATCTAAATCATCGTTATTGCTCTGTGTTTCAATTGCATTTCCTGTTATATTAATTTTTTCTAGTTTTGCTTTATTAATTTGTAGATTTTGACCAATCACTAAATTTCCATCAACAACAAAATCGTCACTTATTGAATAGTCGCCTGTAAGTGTTACGTTACCTGTGATGTTTGTATTTTTTATTGTACTAGTTCCGGATACAGATGCATTGCCATCTATTTGAACATCATTATTTGGAATATAAACTCTGCCCGTTCCATTAGCAAGAATTTCTAAGTTACTATTGGATATGTTAGTAGTTATAGTTGTGTCAACAAATCTCACATCACCAATGTTTGCTTCACTAAAATAACCTTCAAGCCATCTTAAATTATCACTACCTATATTATAATATCCTGTTTGTCCTGGAAGCACATCACTGTTAATATCTGCATTAAAATCTATAGTGTCAACACCAAATGTATCTCCAAATGTAATAAGTTCACGACCAATACTGAGATTACCTGTCATTGTTAGATTCTTTTTGAAGGATACATCGTTGTTGAAAACTATATTATTAGTGCTATGACTGTCTAAATTAATTGCTCCAGCAAGTGATTCGATAGTGTTTCCGCTAAACCTAAAATTACCTACATCTATAAGTGTAGGACGAATTATAGTTTCGCCACCGTCACTGGTAATTGTTAAACTTGAAAGATTATTAAATTCTGCAGCACTTAGTTCTAAACTAGTTTGTCCAGTATCAAAGTCAATAAAGAATTCATCACCAATTCTAAAATCGCCGCCGTGATCTTGTGATACATGATAAATTTTACCGCTGTTAAGTTCTACGGTTTCTTGAGTTTGAATAGCTCTACTAGGATCATTATCAACAAATTTTCCTGCACCTATGTAAGCAAAGTTGTGTGCGATTAGATACATAATACAGTCATTACCGTCTGCTACTGCACCGTAGTTACCATACACGTTTGCAGAACCTATTGAGCGTATTTCTGCACCGTATTGTATTGTAGATCCGTCTGTGCTTAGATGTCCTGTCGCACCGTTCTTTGCATACAATCCTCTATTTGCAAAATATGTGAACGAGTTAAGCCATTCTACTCTTACACCATTGGTCATTGTAATTGCATCTACACCAGGAGTGATAAATGTAGCACTGTGAAATAGCATACTTGCTTCATTGCTTGCACTCAATACGTCAGCACCATCTATTAATGCTCCTTTACCTGCGTCACCGCTTGCAAATCCTCTAGGATCACTTGCACTTGTAGTGGTGCCTTGAGTTATTACTGTAACATTTTGTATGTAAGGTGAACGAGTAGAAATTACCGTGTTTGGAGCAAAGCGGAAAGCATAACCTGTATCACTTCCACTGTCATAATAAAAATCTTTTATAGTAAGATTCATAATAGTGCTTTCACCATTTAGGTGAAAAACATCTTCACTTTGATAAGCACTTTCAGGACGAATAATTGTGTTTCTAAAATCTTCACCTTTGATAGTTACATTACTAGGCACAACTAGAGGAGTTTCTTCTTCGTATCCTCCTGGCATAACGTGTATTGTGATAGGCCCGCCTGTACTAGCATCTGCTGCATCTAAAGCACGTTTAAGTGTTTTGAAAGGACCATTAGGATGATCGCCAACATTTGTATCGTCACCGTTTTGTGCTACCCAAAAAATATTTCCTTGCTTACGATTTAAAGGGGCAATACTGCTTACATCAATTGTTCCTGATACAATATTGCTACCATTCAATAAACCCGACACCATAGTTGACCATCTTTTTGTTGGGCTACCTAAACTGTAGGTGTTAGTAGTGTCGGGAATCAATGAACTGTTTACATCAGCATTAAAAACAATATTATCTTCAGCACCATCACCAAATGTCAAACTACCGTCTGCTGTGATGTTACCTGTCGCGTGAATATTACCTGTAACATTTACATTGCCAAAAGATTCTACAGTACCCGTGCCATTGGGATCAAATTGCATGTTTGTATTACCCGAATTTGTTCCTATGGTATTATCTGTTGCGTAAAATTGTTCAGTTTCTAAATTGGATAATACTATTGCACTAGATGCATTTAAAAATATATTACCGCTGTTTATATCTATATTATTACTTGAAATTGTAAAATTTGCAATGTTGCTTGATGTAGTTGAAATATAGTTTGTGCTTCGGGTATCACCTTCTATATTCAGTTCAACTAGTGGTGCATTCCTATTGATGCCGATTTTACCAGTGTTTACATCTATATAAAGTAATTGTGTTTGGTCAAGAGTATTTCTAAACGCAAGGTCAATGCCATTACGCTCTAGATTTGCTGTTAATAAAGGACCGGATATTCTACCTACTTGTGCCACTTAATAATCTCCTGACACAGTATTTATTGCTTTATTTGTCGAAGTTATGTAGTACTGTGATTGGTTTGTCAAGATCAGGTGCAGAAGTAAATTGCAAATACCAACCTGGTAAATATGGTCCTGTACTTGAACCGGCTCTGAATATTTCACCACTGTTTGGTACGTAATTTGAAGTATTACCGCCACTTGTATCAACACCTACTTCTATTTGATTAGGTGCAGGAATGCTTACAATAGTGTGGCTACCTGGTGAACTAGAATCGTCAGTGTTTAGATTTTCAAGTGCATCATCAATAGTGCTTTCAACTTCAGTAATGTAAATTAAATCGTCTGTTGTATAACCATGATTGGTTGCTGTTTGTATTACAGTTGTTGCACCTGTACTTACAACAGTTGATATTGTGTTTTGATTTCCAGGATTTTGTACAAGAGAATAGTTTGTTCCGGAAATTTGAAATACGTTTTCCACAAACACTAGGATATTTTCTGCAGAAGTTGGAACTGGATAAAAAGGATCTCCGCTTGCTAGCGGACCAAAAATAGTTTCGTTAGCATCACCGCTGCCTAAGTTTTGCTGTGTAATCGCTGCACTAGTTGAAGGGGCGGCAATTCTTACACCGTACCAAGCACCTGCTTCGTAGATTTCAAATCTATTGTCAGTAGTATTGTATCTAAGATGTCCGTTGTTGGGAGATGAAGGTCTTTGTGCTGTAGTGCCTTTTGGAACCAGCATGGTATTTGTACTATCAACAATTACTTGATCATTGACATCATACTTTACGCCTTTACCGTAAATGTTTCTTAGATTTGTATTTTGAGCTTTTAATAATCTCATTAGACTTCCAAATAACTAACAGTTGTCGCTAAATCAGAGTTACCAACGAAAGATAGCATATCTCCTGCTTCAAGGATTACTTTTTCACTATCAAATGTAAAAGTTTCTCCAGCAGGTAAATCTAAATTATTGACAACTCTAGTAACATTATCATCTAATGTACCCGGTGTTCCACTTGTATTAGCAATCAAATGTATGTCAAAAGCCTGTGATCCGCTACTACTATTATTACAAACTAGTATGTTAGTAATTGCATATCTTTTACCTGAAGGCACTACTACAACATTGTCTTGACTTCCTGTTAATCTTTTGTTTACTATTGCCATTTCTTTTCCTTAAAAAATCATTCCATACAGCAATGATCTATTATTACTTATTATTTCGTCTCTGGTATTGCTACTATTTACAAAAAATAATCCTGTGCCGCCAGTGTCTTCGGCTTTTGCATAAATTTTTAATCCATTAGTTGGAGCAAGAGGGTTTATTAATGCATCATCAACTCCTGGAGTTGTTGTTATAAGCAAATTGTCATTTATTTTTACACTACCTGTTCCAGGCGCTTCTAATACTAAATCTTCATTACTTGCTATAGAGCTTATTCTGCTACCGTCTATTCTAATAGTTTGCACATCAAATCTGTTATCATAAAAAGTACCAACTACTTGTCCGTCAACACCAATTTTTACAACACTTTGATCACCAGTTACTTCAAAATCTCTAGTTTCAACAAATGTTTTACTGCTAGTTCCTTCTTCAATACGATCTTGTAGTGCAGTTGCAGTAGCATATGCAACATAATCAACTAGAGCCTTTGTATTTGGAATGTTGTCATCGTCTACAACAACTCCGCCACCACTGTCTGTGATATTTCCGCCACTGTATGTAAAAATTCCTTCTTCGTAATCTGTGCTGTTTGTAACACTGATTACATTATTACCTGTGTCGATGAATAGACTGCTGTTTGATTTTATTCCGTCTACAACTAGTGTAGTTTTATCTCCAGCACCTGTAAAAAATTTAAAGCCACCAGTTCCTGTATCACCACCAATTTCCCAACTAACACTGTCGTCAAACACAAATAGTGCATTTGCTTCTGAACCTCTGTCAATTTCAATACCTGATTGATAATTTTTTGATGCACTTATTCCTGCACCTAGTTGTCCATTGTTTAGTGTAAGTATGTTATCATTGATAAGTGTATCATTTGATTCAACTGTAGTAGTTGTTCCTTCAACTTCTAAACTACCCCTGATAACCACAGTTCCAGCAGGTAAGCCGCTGACTGTTGCTCCTCGAGCTGTATCAAGAATTATTTCTCCGCCCGATTCAACTTTTACTGTGTAGTTTCCGTTTTCAACACTTAGTACTTTTGACATCTACAATTCCTTTTAATGTAGGGGCATTACACCCCTACATTTTTAATATTTACTGCTTTGGTAAGTTTACACTTAGTACTGCATTAGGTACATTTGCGTTTTCACCGTCGCTGTTGTCAATACCAATTCCGTAAATTACGTTGTCGGCGTTAGCAACAGTTGCGCCACCTGCAGAACCTTCAATTTGTACAGTTCTGTTTCTCAATTTAGAAACTTGATACACAGTTGAATCTGAACCAGTTGCATCAATTCTAAATGAAGCAGTTGGCATACTTGCATTACCTGCTGTTGTTAGTGTGCAAATTGTGTCACTTGCCGCTGCACCAGGAGCTGGTGAAAAAACGCCAGTTGCTTCAGAATCAAGTCTGATCATAAACTTAGCATCTCCAACTTGCTTTACAATATGTGCTGCTGTTGTTGCTTCTGAACCAGACAAATTATGTCTACTTACTGCAATACGGCCTGTACCGTATCCAATTTTATCTTTGTTAATAGGTCTTCCCATTTGTTTTCTCCTTTTTTAAGAGCCTGATGCGGGTTCTATCCGCTACGCAGTTGGTTTTCTGCATAAGTCCGCCTTGCGGCACACTATCTGACATATGTATTTATCAAGAAGTTAAATTTAATTTTTGTAATGGACTTTTATTTGTTTACTAAAAGTGTCGTGATCACTCTGACTGTATTGTGTTAAACTATAGTTATGTGGTAAATCTTTGATAGGTAATCCTATACCCAACAATAAATTTACTCTGTTATCTTTGTTTATATCAAAAGAGTTTTGCAAAAATTCATTTAATCCTTCGCCATCAAAACATTTACAAAATCCAGTCTTATATCCATAAGAATTAGCAGCTAGTGCCGTTGCACCTGAAGAAATTCCTATACCTAAATTAACATCATCCATAAAAACATCAAACGGTGTGTTTTTATTCCAGGCTTTGTATTTTGTTAACCATATAAAAAGCACTTGAGATGCTACTTGAGGATTAGGATAAATGTTTTTTTCAATATTTTTTAAATGCGTAGAGTCTTGTGTATTGTAGCAATATTTAAATATTTCTTTATTATATTCTATGTCTTTGCTTACAATTAAATCATATGTCGGTATGTTTTGTTTTGTTGGCATTGTGGTGCAAATTTCAACTAAATCATTTATATCTTGTTCTTTAACAACAAGTGTTTCGTCCCAGTTTCTTTGACAATGTTCTGCACTATGAGCTGATTTGATTAAGTTTAACATACTATATTTATTAATGATTGTTTAGCCACAAAAAAAGGGCGACATAAATGCCGCCCTTTCTAGTTTTATAATTGCTAATCTTAGCTGAAGCTTAGGTTTGCAGCTGTTACTTCTACTTTTTCTAAGTAGTCAGCAGCATTACCAAGCGATGAAGCTGTGTTTGAAAGCTCAACATAACCATAACGTGTCATAAATGATACGACTGGTTCGAATGTTGATGGATCCAGCACAACACCACTGCTCATTAATGGAATGTATGGGCAGTAGAATGCAGCAGCATCTGATTCGCTTGAACCTTTGTAGCCAACTAGTACATCGTCATCAGCAGCATATGTGTTAACATATACTCTCATTGCGTTGTTAAGTGTACCAACAAACTTAGTGTTTGTAGGTGCTTCGAACGCACCTTCAGTTGTTCTTGCGAACGCTGAAGTTGTTGCTGATTGTAGTACAGTTAAGATTGCAGGAGATACAACAGCCCAGTTACCTGCGCCTCTTCTTGTTCTCTGTGCAATTCTGTTTGCAGCTCTGTTAACTAGAACAGCCAATGCAGCGTGTTCGTCACCAACAAATGTTGCAGTACCACTTACAGCAGCCTGATCAAATGTATCAGTTCCTGTTCCTGCTAATGTAGATAATGAACCTAGGATCTCTTGATCAATTTCAGCAGTAATTTCTTGTGCTAAAGCAGCCATAATTTCTGCTTCAACATCGATACCATGCTGTGATTGAGCGTCCTGAGCAGATTCAAAAGTCCAGCGAGCTGATAGCTTTCTGGTCTTTGCTTCTACAGTTTGCTTTAAGATTTGGATGCTTAGTCTGTTACCAGCTGCACCTTCAAGCGCCGCTGTTGAATCTGCTTTTGCAGTCGTAGCGTTACCTGAATATGCTTCAGCAATCTTAAATGGTGAAAGTGCTTCTTCACCAGCTACAGCACCGGCTGCGCCTGCGCCTGCTGTGTCTGAGTAGCGTACTCTCAATGTGTGGATTTGACCCACTGGACCTGTCATAGGCTGTACACCAACGATCTCGTTTGCGATCACTGTTGGCATTACACGTCTAATAACGGGTAGGATAACTCTGTTAAGAGTTGCAACATTACCGGCAGAAGTTGCACCAGCTGTAGCAGTCTCTGCCAAATACGATCTTGTATTTTCTAGAGTGGTTGCCATCACCTGTTTCTTTGTGCCTGAAAGGCCTTCAAGAAGTGCAGTTTTTGTATCCTGCCAGCGACTTTCTAATAGTTCTGACATTTTGGTTTCTCCTTAATTTAATCCCGCAAGTCTACGTAAATCAATTACGTTACTATCACTTGCTTTGTCACTAACGTTAGTTTCTTCTCTATTGCCTGTTACTTCTTTGCCTTCTGTCATTATTGCCTTCTTAGCTGGAGTTTTACCGTCGATTACTGCCGGTAGGTATTTGTCAAACGCCGATTGCAACTTAGGTGTTTGAACGCTTTCCAGTAAATCAATCATAATCTCTTTCTGACCTTTTGATAAAGGAGCAGTAAGTTCATTAATTGTATCTTTTCTTTGAGCCGCATCTGAAATCTTACGAATTTCTTCGTCTTTGCTTTCAGCTAGTTTTTGCTTTTCTGCAACAGCAACTTTTGCTTCCGCAAGTTGCTTATCTTTTAGCTCAACTACCTTCAGTAACTTAGAAGTTTCTGATTTTTCATTTAGATAGCTGTTGCTATATTCTGCTGCAAATGCTTCAAACAATTTGCGACCAAAGTCATTTTTACGAGCTGCTTCAATGTCTTCTTTTAGCTGACCAATTTCTCTGTTAAGAACTTTATCAGTTATAGAAGCTACTTTTTCAGCACTCTTTTCAACAAACTGTGTTTTCAACTTGTTGAAGTGTGACTTTGCTTCACGTACTAAACGTACTTTAGTTTCAGCAAGGTCTTTTTTGTCTTCGTTGAATTCTGCAATTTCTTTTGCAAGTGATTCTACAACAAAATCTTCAAGCATCTTGAACTTATTAGCCATTGATTTTTGGTCTTCATGTAACTCACTAACTTCTTTGCTTAGTTGATCTACAACAAATGTTTTTAGCAGACCTGCGTTTTCACGCATTGCTACAGCATATCTTGCTTTTGCTTCTGCTAGTTGTTTACGATCTTCTGCGAATTCTTCAATTTCTGAAGCAAGACGTTCTGAAATCATAGAGTCGATTGCCTCTACCATTGTCTGTTTATCATGTTCATACTTTTGAGCAAATTCTTCGCGAAGTTCAGCTGTTACCTGTTGACGGTTTTCTTTGACTTTTTTGTTCCAAGCCTCTTCGATTTCGTGGCGCACTTCTTCGGAAACTACATCATTTTCGAATAGTGTTTTTAGTGCATCCAACATTATTTTCTCCTTTTATTGGAGTCGGTTGATGATATTCACCAACGATTCTCTTAAATATTTTTGAGCCTTAGGATCTTCTTTGGTTGCCTGTGCAAGTTCGTAAGCCTTATAGCCACCTCTGGCATTCATCAAATGCTCATAGATTGGCGTAGGATACGCCCCAGGAGCACTTGGCTGAGCAACAACGTCAACAGTTATGATTTCAAAATCACTGACTTCGCCGCTACCATCTTCTTTTACGTTACCGGAGCCTCTTGATGAGACGCCTAGTTTTACACCACTTTGTATCATAGTGCTAACTAGTTGTCCCATCGGCGTCGGTAAAATTTTCATTTTTCCATAACCATTTGGACCATCCATCCACATTTCGGTAATCATGTGACTGACCCTGTCCAGGTTAATATTAAGTCCTTCCGGATGATCTACTTCGCCGAGCACACTGTATCCTCCGCTAATCTGATCATTGAGAGTTTTGACAGCCCTGCCAATTTCATTCACAGGATACACACGCTGGTTAGCGTTGCGTACTCCGCCCTGTATACAAATACCTTTCATAAACAGGTCTTTTCCTTCGTTGGCATTCTCAACCACCATTTGTGCTTGATCGAATGTCAGATGCTCTCGTAAGTAATTGTTCATCCCTCAGTTCCTATTAGCTTCCGATCATTGACTTTTTATCGGGGCTAGCATCGGCTTGGCCTTTTTTCTCTGCGCCATGCCCTTTTGGATTAGACTTCATTGAGTCAGCAGCTTTGCCTCCAGGAACATTAACATTACCCATGTTATCTTCCTTAGGAGCTTTTGCTTTCATGCCTTTCTCATCTCCGCCTTGCACCAAGTTTGAAGCAGTGCCTCCCATGTCGTTAGTCATGTTATCAATAGTTGACTTGGTGTTTGCACCATTGTCACCCATCTTAGCAGTAACTTTTTCAACATATTCACGCATCTGCTCACCTGCCGACTTAGTTGTTGATTCTTCAACACTTTCGTCGTCATCTTTATCAGCTTCGAATTCGTATGACTCTTCTTCAGGCTCTTCTTCATCACCCATATCTTCTTCGCCACCTTCTTCGTCGCCCATATCTTCTTCACCTTCTTCACCTTCTTCGTCGCCAGCTTCTTTGTCGCCCATTAACTCTTCGAATTCGGCTTTAAGGTCTTCTAATTCTGCTTCAAGATCTTTAATATCGCCTTGTGTAGCTGGTGCATCGTCATCTCCGCCTTCAGCGTCCATGTCGTCTCCGCCGGCCATATCCATTTCCATGTCATCACCTGCGTCACCGCCCATCATTGGGTCCATGTCGTCTTCACCTTCTACTTCAAACTCATCAAGATCAAAATCTTCGTTAGTTTTTTCATCTTTGTCTTCGTCTTCGTCGTCTTTAGAAGCTTCATTAGTTTCTTCGTCTTCGTCTTTTGCAGCTTCTTCTACATCTTTATCATCTTCTTTTGCTTTTTCGTCGACTTCTTTGTCTTCTACATCGTCAGCAAGAAGGTTTTCATAGATGTCTCTTGACTTTTCTACAACAATCTCGTGAAATAATTCTTCCGCTTTATCGCGGTCGTTGTTTACAAGATGCTCTAGCATCTCTTCAAATTTGTTTGGATTTGCCATTATTTTCTCCTATAAATGTTTTACCTATGGTAAGGCTGTCATTAGTATTTACTTATATGGGAGAAATATGCGTAGAAATAGGCTCAAAACGAGCCATTTTGACGTAATGTCAGGAAATCTGGAAGATTTTTTTGAAATCTTCAACACTTATTGTCTTATAATTGTCAAATTTATTTAGTTCGTCCGGTTGATAGTTATCAGGTGCTATAACTCTAACATAATGTATATGTGTGTGTTGTTTGATTACAGAAGCAGTTTGTCTAAGCCAATTTCCAAAGAAAGTTGCACCATCTGTGCTTTTTTTGTAGTTAGGAGTATCTGCATAAATGTTATTAAACTTATTTCCTTTATCTAGACCTCTGTAATCAAACCCCAGAATATAAATCTTTTCATATCCGTGCTGGCTTGCTAGCCATAATGCTGTTGGTCCACTACTCCAACCTTTGCTAGGATTGAATGTATTCAACTTAGGAATACGATCATAAGCTCTGTTAGGGTTTGTCCAAACTTCGTGCTTTTTTTGATAACCTGTTTTTGATATTTCTAGGATCATTTTTACATCTACTGCTACTAGATAATCAGGTGCAAATGATCTATATAGTGCGTTGCATCCGTAAATTTTACCTTGCGGTGCTATTTCTGTTACTTCTATACCTTGTCTGCTGTTGCCATTACCTAAAACAAATGCAACGTGTTTGTTTGCTTTTTCTTGTGGAGATAAAGGAATAATTTGCTGAGATTGTTGTTTGGCAAATCGTCTTGCTTGTTTTTTAGCTGAACGTTCAGAACGAATATGATGC